ACTACCAGAAACAACATCCATTACGTACTGAAATTGAGGCTGACTGTAAAGATTGGAAGATACAGTAAATACTAGATTAGTATATGCTGCATTTAATTTATTTGGTGATTGGGTTATGGTTATTGCCATTACTTAAATGTTTTATCGAATAGTACACCTATCTGCTCAAAAGCTGCATCTGATATTTCTTCACCTGCTTGTTCTGCTGCTGTGTCAAAAGATCTGTCTATAAAAGGTTGAGCAGATTGGTATCTTGTACCTTGATCTACATAAATACCATATAGGTTCATTTTAATTAAAGGTTCTGGACCTTCAACTACTTGAATACTTTTATTTAATGGATCAGGGTAAAGCTGTTTTGCTGAATTACTTCTAGGACGTTTACCAACAGGTGCATTTTTAGCCATTGTAGTGGCCCACTTACGTGCAAATGCATTTATTTGTTTAACTAAACTCATTATTGTAGACAAGTTCTTTGGTTATCTTCACAAGACCATATTTCCTGAATATATATTGACCCTGATGGTTCTTGTTCTCTATGGTACATATGTAAGTTATAGCTTGAAGATAAACTTGAAGTAGTATCTGCAATCATTAACCAATCACTACCGGTAGGAATACTTCCAGAAGCATCTAATGCACCAGACCATAATAAAGTACCTCCATCATCAGTATATAGGAATGAATCTTCTATATCACAAGGATAAACCTTGCCTGGTTTTTTATGGTAGTATAAACTACTGGTAAAGTTACTTCCTGTATAAGCACATCCATCTAAAGGATTAGCTGAAGCAGAGAAGTTAGTATATATTACTCCTATTTCTGGACATTCACTTACACTACCGGATATCATCCATTGACTACCAGATAAAGAACCTGATGGCCAACCTGAACCAGTACTAATATAAACAGCATGAGTTCTTGAACCTGTTTGTGATCCACTTATAATACTAAACATACTGCCGGTAGGTACACTGTCATTAGACATTGAGAAAGGCATTGTAGCTCCTGAATCGAAATATAGAGCTGAACCTGAGATATTGTCTGGGAAAGAAATACTCGAAGTTACAATAGCATACGCTAAGACACTACCTGACTCATCATTTGTTCCATTATAGCAAGATGCTGATGAAATTGAACCTGAATAATCACTAATTCTTAAAGCAAATGAACTAGTTACTACCGGTACAGGAACCGGAGTGGGAGTAGGTGTAGGTGTTGGAACAGGTACAGGTGAGGGAGTAATTTGTGGGTAATCACAATAATCCCATTTGAATGGTGTTAATACATCTATAGTAGCCACCCACCCAAATACTCTGTCTTGAAAAGCTTCATTAACAGGAGCAATACTTGTTATATCTACCTGATAATAAGTTTGGTAGTTACCTACATTAAAATAAGCCAATAAATCGTAGATATACATCTCAGTATTGGACAATACCTTTACTGGTGACTCATCAGATAGTTTAGGTACATCCATTGAGTATAACTCAAAGGTTAGTCCTCTTACTTTATCTACTACACCGGTTGATGTTAAAGGTCGTAAATAAACATAAGGGTATTTTTTATTAACAGCATTGGCGTCTAGGTAATCTAACGTACCGGTATCAAACTGATTAATAGCCAGATGGGCATTACAAGCATTCTCAAACTGGTCTATTATTTGACTATACGTAAGATTATGTCTACGTCCTTGTGAGGTATTTGCCATTATTTAGTTTGTTCTACGATTGATTTTTGAATCATCAGCCTTGCAGCTATTCTATTGTCGTCAAACCCTTTCTCTCTTAAGTCTAAGATTGTATCTCTCAAAGGTGTAGCCTCTACCTTTATAGTTGGAGTTGGTATGGGTTTATCCTCTGTTAGAGAAGGTGTTTGTATTGGTTGTGGTGTATCTAATTTTTTTCTTTTAGCCATAATCATCTATATCTTGATTGAAGTCTTTGCTGTTGTAAGGCTCGTTTTTCTGCCTTGTGTACTTCTTCGTTATAGTCCTTATCTATTTCTAAATAGTTTAAAGCATTAATAAAGTTAACATCGGTTAGTGAGGTATCTCCTGTGATCGAAAGGATATTGGACTTAGAAAGAGTGTATAGGGTTCCGTACCAACCTCAATGGTCTGAGAAAGACTTTGCAGAATTTTTTTCTCTTGGGTCATCTTGGTTCGATGACTCGTTTGTTTTGAAAAGAGAATACTGTTCAAATATAAGCTTGCGCTGCCTAAAAAAAAACTTAAAGCTCCTAAGAACACATGAGCAGGAAACTTTTCAAATACCTTTTGTCTATCCTTTCTCTTTTCACTATCATAACTTTCTATACTATAGTAGTCAAAAGGATTAGGTACGTTATTTTTTACAGACTTTACTTTTTGTTTAACATGAAAGTCTAAAGAATCAAACCTATGTTTTACTACTGGACGGTATAGAATAGCACAAATGGCTGCCATATTACCGTTTATATCTTTGGATAGGTTTTCTAGGTCGATGTATTCACCTAATGTTACTTGTTTCATATGAGCATACCCATAAAGTACGTCATCAAACTCTACAATGGCATGAAAAGTATCCTTGGGTAGCGCTAATTCTGATATATCATCAGAGATATCCTTTAACGTACTTATCGGCCAGCTTTTTACTTCATCAACATCTTTGTTGATTATCTTGGCTACAGCATGTATTAGCTTTTCTGCCTGGCCGGTACCTTGGAAATTTACTATATCCTGGTACATCTGTACACCTAAATAGTCGGGTAAATCGAGTGTTATTTGTTTTTTCTTCATGGTAATAAATATTTTTACTGAGTAAAATACTTTACTATAACGTTTATCTATTATAATTAGTTACATAATAACAAAAAAATATAAAAATAATTGGTATATTATAAATTTTTTACCTAAATTATAACTATATATAATAAACAAATGAGAAGAATAATAATTATATTACTAATTTTACTTGGATTATCTAACTGTACCAAACAAGATTACTGTGGTACTATAACTGGAGGTAGATCTTTTATAACTACTACCGGTGTACCTATCTTTATTCTTGAGGTAGACGGTAAAGATGAACATGTGGATGAAAAGACTTACTTAAGCTTTTTTGTTGGTGATGTAATTTGTTTACAATTTTAATATGAAGATAGCAATAACAGGAGCACAGTCAACAGGAAAGTCAACCTTACTACACAGTATAAAAAATAGTAAGTTAAGAGATACAGTACTACCCAATTATGTGTTCAACGACGAGTTAACAAGAAAGATCAATCAGAAGGGTGTAACCATTAATGAACAAGGTAATAATCTTACCCAGCTTCTAACCATCAACGTCCACGTAAGTAATATCATACAAGATAAATTTGTATCAGATAGATGTATAATAGATGCGTGTTGTTACACCCACTGGTTGTATCAAAATGGTAAAGTGGATGAATGGGTGATGGATTATTCAACCAAGGTACTACAACAGATAATCTTCTCTTACGATTATATCTTTTATCTCCCTAACGAACTACCTCTACAAGATGATGGGGTAAGGAGTGCAAATAAATCGTTTAGAGACGAAATTGTACACTTATTTGAATACTATATCGACACATACAACCTTCCTGTAGTTACACTAACAGGTACTGTGGAACAAAGAACCAATAAATTTTTTAATACATTATGCAATTAGATACATTAAAGTACTTCAATGACGCAAACGAGTACTGGGAACAAAACAATTATGATACGGCCGATAACTGTTCAGTTATAAACCACAAAGACAAAGGATGGATGTGGATAAGAGAAACAAATGAACATAATCATGTACATCTTTCAAGATTTGTAGTAGATGAAAAACGTACCGGAGTAGGTACCAAGATGATAAACATTTTAAAGGATGGTTATACGTCTATATCGGCATGGGTGAAGCCTGATTTATTTCCTTTCTATATTAACAACGGTTTTGAAGTACAGTATGATAGCGTAAATGAATACGGGTACTATTATTTGACTTACGATAGATTATCTAGGTAGTTTACCAAAAGAAGGTTTAACAGTAGTACTACGTCCTGGTCTGATATTTAAACTTTTACGTTTAATAAACTGTACCCTACTGTAATTGGCAAGCATCAGACTATCTACATAATCATCATGAGCACCATTAATGTGTCCAAAAGACAGTTTACCGGTAGGTGATAACTTATAAGTATACGTACCAAACTCTTTATGTAGTTCCGGAATAAGATCTATGGTAGGTAATTCAATATTAACGTTTTCAATATCATTAATTAATTTGCGTACCATTTCAGTTTTATTGTCCTGGGTAGTATTAAAAGGTCTTATGCTTCTGTATTGAGGTGAGATTAAGTCATACATAGCTCTACCTATGCCGTTTGTTTCAATGTATCCTCCTACCACATTAAAGTTACCCATCAGTGACATAAACTTTTCTGCTATATCTTGTATGGTACGGTTATTTATTCCTTCCATCCATCTTACTCTACCGGTAGGATCAATTAATGTAAGGACGGACATATCATCTGTTAGTCCGGTATCTATACCTACATATACGTCTACTCTTACTTGGCTGGAAAACATGTTAACGGTTGATACTTTGTCTATGCCGATAAATACATCGTTTGAACTATCTACAAACTCTGCTAAAAACTCTTGTCTAAAAATGTCAGGAGGTAGAGACTTACGAGACTCTTCTACTAAGGTTTTACTAACATAGGGACATTCAGTTAAAGGGAAAGACATTGATACGACGTCTTCCTTATTAAACCAATTAAAGAAGTGATTCTTGCCTCTTGGTGTTGATATAAGTAAACATTTCTTACCTAACGGGTTTAATGTAGGTAGTATAGCAGTACCTATAGATGTTTCTTTTATAAAGGCAGCCTCATCTAGTATTAGATGGGTAAACCTAAAGCCTCGAATATTGTCTGGACTATCACTACTTAAGAACTTTAAAGTACTACCATTAATAAATGTTATAGTACCTTCCATCCTATTACTTCCTTCTATGGTGTCACCTGCCTTATTAACTATTTGATCCATTACAGACTTAGACTGTCCATAGACAGGAGCTATCCAACCACCCTTACGGTTAGGTTTTTGTAATAACCAATAAAGCATTAGGTTTATTGCAAGTAGTGTCTTTCCGGAACCACGTGGTGCACTTACTACACCAAATAGATCGTCGGTATCGGCAAACTTCTTAATAAAGTCTTTCTGTTTCTTATAAGGGGTAAAAAGGGTTATATTCATGATAATGTACCTTATACGTTAATTTAGTACTTTATTCTTACTTGTAGGTATATACATTGGGTACGGTATTAGTACTAAATCTTTTATTCCTCTCCGAATCCTATAGATATATTTTCTATTTGTGCCTTTACTAGATGCTTCTGTATGTCGTATCCTGACATCTTATATATCTGGTCTATTGCTCTTTGCTTTATCAATGGGTTGTCTGAGTGTAGTAGTTCAGTTAACTCTTGCATTGCTGGTTCTAATAGTCCTTCCAGCCTTCCTTTCCAACCTTCTTCATATTGTTCTTTAGCAGACATCCAATAGTTTAGGTATTGAGGCTTACTTTTATCTCCATAATGCTTTGAACAATACTCCAACCATTCACGCTGGAGGATAGGTTTATCTGCCTTATATCTAAGATCTATACAAGTATCTACCCTTCTTTGTACTTCTACTAGGGTTAATCTCTCTCGATTCGAGTGTGTGGTGGGGGAGCCCTCTTTAATTATTGTATCTCCCTTTCTTTCCTTAGTTCTCTCCATAGTTAATATAATCGCTATATAGTATATTACTTACCCATAAATAGTATAGAGAGACAAAAGGTTTACTACCTACCACATAATAAGAAAGGGGGGTATCGGTTAAGCTATGTAAAACTTTTTACCAATCTTTGACAGAGATGTGAATTACCCCCCAATGTTGTTTATATATATTCAAATGTATACCCTTTATAGTAATTCATCTTATTCTTTAGTACCGAGTATACACCTGCTAGATCAAAACTATGATTATGTTTATCTTCCATCCATCTCTTCATAGCATGTAGTCCTGTAAAATGTATTACTGAGTTATCTACTATACTTATGGCTTTTATCCTTCTCTGCCTATGACTAGATATCTTAATCTTATCTTGTGCAGCCTCTCTCTTCTTCTTAGCCTCTTCTGTATGACATACTGTTCTAGCATTATTAACACTGTGAATATAACTCCATGGTTCAGGACTCTTATATCCTTTCTCTACCTGTAACTCTACTTCCCTACGCGTGGCTTCTTCAATAGTAGTACAAGTCTCTAACAGCACCATTTTACCTTTGTCTCTCTGTTCGTATTGTCTACGCTCCATATCTTGAGTACAACCTACCTTAACTCCTTTTATTTCGTAAATGTAATACATAATGCGCCGTGTTTATTCTCTATCGTTATAGTAGTACATGCGTCCATAATCTACTAGTTTCCACTTGTACTTGGAGTAATAACTTTTTAAAG